CCTTGAAAAAGGGACTATTGGGAGAATAAAGCGTATGGACACAAAAGAGAGAGCGACAGAACAGGAAGTGAAGGAAGTGGTAAAACCGAAGAAGAAACTGCCGGACATCAAGTTCCGGAAGGCAACCGTGCATGACACTCAGCAGGCCAAGGAACTGATTGATATGTTCCACAAGGAATATCTGTCTGACCTTGGATTTGAGATGAGTGATCTTGTCTTCAAGAAGATCGCAACGACCAATGTGCTTGAAACGACATGGGTCGCGACTCTCCCGGACGAGATCATACCGGCTCAGTTCGAGGACTATCACGATGAAGCCGGTAAGCTTCGGAAGCGAATGATCGCTGCACAGGACAAGAAGTTCGGTCGCGTGGTTGGCATCTTCAGCGGTTACTTCACGACCTACATCATGAACAACGAGAAACTATTTAACGAGATCGTGTGGTATGTCCATCCGGATTTCAGATTCATCGGCATGAAGCTGTATGAGCATTGCATGCAATCGGTGAAGCTGTCCGGTGCGAAGAAAATGATTATGATCCACATGGCAACGGATCAATCAGATCGCCTTGCGAAGATGTACACGAAGATGGGTTTCAAACCCCTCGAGACTCATTACTGCAAGGATCTATAAGGAGAAAACATGGAAGATCTGCAAAGGATTCTCACTCAGTTCAAGGAGGTCAAGTCGGCTCGAATGAACTTCGATACCTACTATCAGACCTTGCACGACATTTATTATGTCGAAGCCGAGAACATCAACAAGGCTTATTATCCCGGGACTGAGTTAGATTTCACGGATCTCTATGACACTCAGACTCTTCAGGCCGCGGATGTGTTGGCAGCCGGGATCACGAACTATCTGACACCAAGCACAGGCAAATGGTTCGCACTCCGGACGAAGAATCCCCTGAAGATGGAATCGAAGCCGGTCAATACATACCTGAAGGATGTTGAGGCAGAGGTCTATCATGTCCTGAACAACTCCAACTTTTACAACATCATCCCGGAGTTCTTCAAAGGATCAGGCGTGTACGGCACTCAGACGATGCTGACTGAGGACGATATCAAGGACACTCTCAGATTCTATTGTCTGCCGATCAAGCGTGTGTGGCATGTCATTGACGGTGCAGGCCGGGTGGGTGAGTATTACCTTGGCTTTGAATACACCGCGTATGAAGCCGTGACGAAGTTCGGTGAAGAGAAGCTGTCCAAGGGTTTGCTTGAGGACTTCAAAGAACACCGGAACCCGGACAAGAAGTATGACTTCCTCCTGTACATCTACCCGAGACATGTCCGGGAGGCCGGGAAGAAAGACAAGCGGAACATGCCAATCGGTGCGAAGTGGATCGAGACAGCCGGTAAAGATCAGAGCGGTGGCACGGTCGTTGACGAGTCAGGATACTTTGAGATGCCGGCTTTCACGCACAGATTCTACACGCGACCGGGAGTGGCCCAAGGCTATTCACCGGCGATGAAGGCGTTACCGAATGCACGGTATCTCAATGTCATGGCAGAAACGATTCTCAGGTCAGGCATGAAGCAAGCGGATCCGGCGTATGCAATCCCGGACAATGCGTTTGTGATCCCGTTCAATCAGAACCCGGGAGCGAACAATTATTACAACAGGAACAAACTGAAGTCTGAAGACATCTTCCCACTTGGCACAGGCGGCAATGTGAAGCTGAACATGGAGATGATGCAGTATCAAGCGGAGCAGCTTCGTGGGATCATGTTCACGGATGTGTTCCTCGCGTTTCAGAACCTGACAAAGCAAATGACCGTCCCGGAAGTTCAGGAGCGGATCGCAGAGAAGATGACCCTACTTGGCCCGGCTGTTGGACGGTATCTTTCCGATGTGCTGAGTCCGGCGATCCACCGCGTGATCTTTGCGTTGGACAGAGCAGAGAAGCTTCCACCGTTGCCGCTTGAACTGCAACAGGATCCGCGGTATGAACTCGAGTTCGTGTCCGCTCTTGCGAAGGCACAGAAGATGGGTGAGTTGAATACGCTCACGACCGCGTTGCAGATCGGATCACAGGTCGCACAGATCAAACCGGAAGTGCTTGATAAGATTGACGGTGACGCAGCGATGGATGTCATATGGGGCATCACCGGTGCAGACACATCGATCCTCCGGGACTCTAAGGAAGTGCAGAAGATCCGGGAAGCAAGGATGAAGGCACAGCAGATTGAGGATGAAGTACAAGTCGCGGCTGCCGGTGCAGAGATTGGTGAGAAGGTTGCGTCAACTGAGCAGAAGATCGCTCAAGCAAGATCGGCAGGGGTTGGAGTGTAATGGCAACATGTCCGGACTGCGGTCAAGAGTATGATGAGCAGGGCAAGCATATCTGTCCGCATGAAGTTGTGACCGGGACGAATTCAAGCGACACGGTCAAGTTCACGACCGCGGAAGGTGATTTCGATATCACGGAGACAAAGCCATGAGTATGGATTTAGCAAAAGCGAAAAACATTAAGGTGGCGGTTCAGAGGATGATGGCTGACCCGGATGCCAAAGCGTTCCTTGAAGCTGTGTGTCACTTCAGGAAACCTTTGTGGATAGGCAACACGGAAGGTGCATTAGTTGCTGAAGGGCAGAGGCAAATATTCTTGACACTTTTAACCATCAACGAAGTAGAGCCGGATGTTATTGTCAGGCTATACGAAGAAAAAGGAGATCAACCATGACAGAGGGCAATCAGGATCCGAATGCCGGGGCCGGAGCAGCAGGCCAAGGCGGTACGGGTAATCCCGATCCAAATCAGGGTGGGGCAGGGGCCGGCGAAGGTGCAGGGGCCGGTGCAGCAGGCGGTGAAGCAAAATGGTATTCAACGCTTGAAGGTGAATTAGCGACACACCCGGCGATTCAGAAGTTTGAGTCACCGACAGCGTTGGCGAAGGGATACATCGAGGCTGAGAAGTTCGTCAGCTACGATAAGGTCGTGAAACCTAAAGGCCCGGAGGATTCTCAGGGTTGGCAGAAGCATAACTCTGCAATGGGTGTTCCCGGGGATGCAACAGGGTACAACGAAGTGCTGATGGATCCGAAGGAAGTTCCGCAAGGGATGACCTTTGACAAAGGCAAGTTTGCGACCGCGATTCATCAGATGGGACTCAGGCCGGATCAAGCCGCGAAGGCTTACGGCATGTACACAACCGAGTTCATCGAAGGTCACAAAGCAACTGAAGAAGCGTATCAAACATCGTTGAACGCATCGGAAACCGAATTGAGGCGTGAGTGGGGATCTGCTTATGATCAAAACCTCGAGATGGGAACCCGGTTCGTCAGACATCAGATCAAGGATGACGCAGAGTTCAATCGTATCAATGCGATCTATTCCGCTGATCCCGGTGTGATGAAGTTGTTTGCTCAAGCCGGTCGCGAGTTCAGCGAGAACTCAATCGGTGGTTTCAAAGATTCGGGGGGAAGCAAGATGACCCCGGCTCAAGCACAGGAAGAGTATGACAACATCGTGGGTAATCCGAAGGACGATTACTACAACGATACCAATTCTGTGCGTCAGCGAAGAATCAAGTATGTGGAAAGTTTAGTCGAACAGGGTGCAGACCCGGCGAAGATGGGATAATTCAAAAGGTATACATTGTCATCTAATGTATACATTGTGAACCTCGTCTGAGTCAGACTGAAGTTGTGCAGGCAATCTCTTAGCAGATCTGCAAAAGAGTTGTCGTGTAGCGTGATCCTCCGGTTGGAGGGCAATCAAGTGCTTACGATGATAAGTGAGTAATTTGATAACTTTAACCGGAGGATACTACAATGGCAGCTAACACACAGTTAGAACTGCGGAGTCAGCAATATGGTAGAAATATCATGATGTTGGCTCAACAGCAGTACAGTAAGCTTTTCCCGAATGTTGTCCTGAAGACGGACATCAACGGGAAGACCTTTTTCCAAGATCAGATTGGGGAATGGTCGATGGCAACAAAGGGCAGTCTGAATCCTGACACGCCCGAGAACGATCCCAACTTCGCTCGAAGAATGGGAACCATCATCACGAAGAACGATAACCGGTTCTTGGATCGGTCTATCAATCTTCAAATCATGAGCGATCCGAAAGCACCTATGGCGATGTCTGCCGGCGGTTCTATCGGTCGTGCCATTGATGACGAAGTGATTTCAGCGTTAGTGGGCAACTCGTACTCCGGCGAAACCGGTGGTACGGCTGTTCCTCTTCCGGGAAGTCAGATCATTCTCAACGGTGGAACGAACCTCACATTCCTTAAAGTCAAAGAAGCAAAGCAGAAATTTGACGATGCGAATGTGGAAGAGAATGATCGTTACTTCGTGATCAGCCCTGATGGCGTGACGAAGCTGTTAAGTGACACCAACTTGACATCTTCAGATTTCAACACCATCAATGCAATCAACAGCGGAACGATGCCGAAAGATGGCATTTGGATGGGCTTCAAGTGGATCATCTCCACTCGTCTGACCACCGCTGCGAACATCACGCAGGGTATCGCTTTTCAGAAAAGCGGTATTTGCTTGGGTATGACTGAAATGCCTTTCGTCAGAACAGACGAGAGAAGTGACAAGTCTTACTCTTGGCAGATTTACTACGAGTTGAACCTTGGAGCCATCCGGCTTGAAGAGGTTCGCGTAGTGCGTTGCGATTACGACATAACTGCGTAATCGAATTTTAACAGAGGTTACGGGGGGCTAAAACCCCCCTGACCTATAACTTGGAGGCTATAAACCATGGCTCAAGTACTTGCAGATAATGTAACAATCATGCAGTCTCGCAGCGGTTCCAAAGTTGCGGACGGTTTGATTATCACGAAACAACGGGTTTGGAGTGACGAGTACGAAGCTGCCGCTTTAGCAGCCGGTACTATTGTCATTGCAGATCTCCCGGTCGGTGCGAAGGTTCAGAGCGTTTCTGTTTATCATGACGCTCTTGGTGCTGAAACCCTTGCAGCAGGGGCCAGCACGACAGCGGATCGCTATTTCGCAGCGGTTTCTGCGAATGATGTGCTGAAGAATGAATCCGGTTTGGTTGACGGATTCAATTATGTAATCGGAACCAACAGCGGTGACAACCTCATCCTGTTGACCAACTCCGGTGCGATCACAGGAACGATCAAAACGGAAGTGAAATACACCCTGTCTTAAAAAACAGGATTAGGTGGTGGGGTGGGGGCTTTTGTCGCTTTTTGTCGGACTCGACAAGATTACAAGCCTCACGGATATCTCCCCGGAGTCCGAGATCGCGGATCTCATCTATCCTACTTCGTTGCGTACTCTCCTTGAGGAATGCATGTGGTCATTTGCAACAAAAAGAGTCAACCTTTCACAGACCACCATTGAACCGGCGTGGGTCACGCGGTCGATGAACAAGGTGTACACGAAGCCGGCAGACATGGTGAAGATCTTTAAGACCAATCCTCCTAATGCGTTCTACCGGGTCGAGGGCGATTACATCCTCTCCGATCAGCTTGGGTTGGGATTGATTTATGTTTATTTGAACGAGACTGCATCGAGTTACCCGGCGAAGTTTGTCGAGGCGTTGTCAGCTAAGTTCGCCGCGGACATTGCATACTTCACTCTGAACGATCCGAAGAGAACGCAGCAGCTTGTAGAGAACTACGAAGGCGTGATTCTTCCGAAGGCAATGAGTTCAGATTCACAGGTCGGCACTCCGTATCTGACCGATGATAATTATTGGGTTGATGCAAAGAACACCAACGGATCGAGGAAGACTCAATATGGTTTATAGTGCATTGTACTCGAGTTGGGCGAAGGGTGAATTAAGTCCTCAACTTATTGGGAGATCTGATGTCGAGCAGTACGCGACAGCAGCCAAGGAGATGACCAACTGTCTCGTCCGGCCTTACGGCAATGTCCTGAACAAGCCGGGATCACAGTATCTCGCTCCTACGAAGTATCAGGACAAGAACACCCGGCTGCTTGAGTTCGTGTTCTCTGAAACAGATGCCTATGTCATTGAGATGGGTGAGTATTATTTCCGATTCTTCAAGAACACCGCCAAGGTGCTGATCGATGGGCCGGCAGGGTGGATCACCGCAACTCCTTACATCGTAGGGGATTTCGTCACGGAATCGGCCTTGGAATATTATTGCATCGAGGATCACACATCGGGAACTTTCGCTGTTGACCTCGCAGCGAACAAGTGGGTTTTGCAAAGTGTTTATGAAGCACCGCATGTTTATCCGGAGTCAGTCCTCCGGGGGGTTCAGTATGTTCAGAACAAAGATGTCACATGGATGGTGCAAGGGGATTACCCGGTCAACAAGCTGAGTCGATACGCACCGGACGATTGGTCATTTGGGGAAGTGGATATTCTTGGTGGGCCGTTTATCGATGACAACACCGATGACACAGCGACCTTGAACCCATCGGCAACAACGGGTAGCATAACGGTCACGGCAGTCGGTCACACGCCATTCCTCGCGGAGCATGTCGGCAGCTATTGGAAGATCGCAGGCACGGTCGGCACGGATCCTGTCATTCAGGGATATGTGATCATGACCGGGTACACGAGTCCGACTGTTATGAGTGCGGATGTGATCGAGGATCTTTCTGCGACCGGAGCGACAGAGGATTGGGCAGAAGGAGCGTGGTCAGAGGTTCGTGGATATCCGCAGACCGTGACCTTTGACAAAAGACGATTGGCGTTTGGGGCAACGGAGTATGAGCCACAGAAGCTTTGGGAATCGAAACCATTTATTTACGATGACTTCACAGTCGGAGATTTAGCAGATGACTCAATTAACATTGAAGTATCCTCTGATCAATCTAACACCTTCAGATGGATGTCACCGGGGAATGTCCTCGCTGTCGGTACATTCGGTGGGGAGTTTGTCGTGTCGAGTGGTACTGCCGGTGAAACTCTCACTCCCGACAATGTCAATGCACAGCCTCAGTCTTCGTGGGGATCCGAAGCGATCCAACCAAGACGCATCTCAAACTTTACATATTATGTTCAACGCGGTGGAAGAAAAGTCCGCGAACTTTTTTATTATTGGGATCTCGATACATACAAATCTGCGGATGTTACAATCTATAGTGAGCATATCACCAAGAGTGGTATCGTTGAATTAGTCTATCAGCAGAACCCGGACAGCGTTGTTTGGGCCGTTTTGAATAACGGTGACATCGCGTGTCTGACCCGGGAGACTGATCAGCTTATTCAGGCGTGGACTCGCCTCGAGACATCCGGCACTTACAAATCCCTCGCCGCGGTTCCCCATGTGACAGAGCCATACGATCAGGTGTATTGCATCGTTGACCGCGAGATCGATGGATCGACCGCGAAGTATGTCGAGGTGTTTCATAATCAGGTTCCTCCGGACGATCAACAGGAATGTTTCTATGTTGACTCCGGTCTTACATACGCCGCCTATAATCTAACTTCAGGCGTTTCCCTTACATTAAGTGCTGTGACCGGGATTGGAATCACCATCACAGCCGGCTCCGCGTACTTCAACTCCAACATGGTCGGTAGAAGAATCAAAGCATACTCAGAAGGAGTGGTGCTTGGTGATGTCTTAATTACCGCCTATACATCCACCACAGAGGTGACAGGAACAGTTCGGAAGGACTTCACATCCTTGACATACGCCGGTGGCCTATGGGGCGTTTCTGTCACTACCCTCTCCGGTCTTTCTCATTTGGAAGCCGAAGAGATTGTGTACCTCGCGGACGGTGGCGTGGAGAACTTCGATGACCGGCTGACGGTTGCAAGCGGTGCGATCACTATGAACTCAGATTACTTTTACATATCGGTGGGGATCCCTTACGAGACATATCTCGTGACTCTTCCGATGGCGATTGAAACGAAGTCAGGAACATCGGTTGGACAGAAGAAGAGAATCAATCAGATCGGGGCGAAGGTTTACAGAACGCTTGGTCTTGAATACGGAAAGAACAAAACAAGTCTCTATAAATTTTCAACTCGAAGCGTGGCAACTGATATGGGAACGCCGGAGCCTCTGTACACCGGGGAATATAACGGCAAGCTATTCAACATGAGTGCTGATTACTTGGCTCAGATCACGATTGCACAGCGAAGGCCGTTGCCTATGAACTTGCTTGCGATCATGCCCATCGAACAGTCATTCAATAAGTGAGGTAAATTATGGGAGTCGGAGCAGCGTTAATAGCCACAACCGCAGTATCCGTAGGTGCGAAGTATATCGCGGCGAGGCAAGAGCAGAGAGCCTACGAATATAACGCTGACATCATGCAAGGGCAGATGTCCAATGTCGAGGCTGCCCGTAAAGTTCAGGAGATGCGGAATCAGGCGAACCGCGATCAGATGTTAGCCGAGCAGACAGTCGCTGTCGCATCCTCCGGCATCGAGATGACCGGCAGTCCGCTTGAAGTCATGAGTGCGGACTTAGCGAAAGCAGAGTTTGATATTGCGATTGACAATTACAATTTCGAGCAAGAGAAGACAAGGATCTATAACGAGGCGAACATGATGAGATATCAAGGGAAACAAACGGCCCGAGCCGGACTCCTGAACGCAATCGGTTCCGGCGTTGGTGGGATGACCGCAGCTTATAAGTACCGCGGTGCAACCTCATCGACCCCGACTGAGGCTCCTCTTGGAAAGATGGGGGGGAAATAATCATGCCTGATCTACCGAGATACCAACAGCGTGGCACTCTTCCCGATCAGAAGACTTCCATGGCGAGTAAAGATATTAAGACGGAATCATCCGTTTCTACGGCGGTTGGCACATTAGCGGATAAGGTCGCAGTCGGGATGGAGCAGTTCGCTAAGATCAAGATGGCGAATGAAGAGTCAACGGCGAAGATCCGGGCCGCGGAAGGCATCGCCAAGTTCAATGAAGATCTCACGAACAATCCCACGAAGTACACACCTCAAGAGATCACAAACCAACTGACGGATATAGGGATGAGTGCGTCAGAGGGGATGACCTTTGAGATCGGGAAGAACGAATTCATGGCAGAGTACGGGATCATGAAGATTCAGGCACAGGTGAGGGCTAACGCCGCGGTCAGAGGATTTCAGATCACGCAATATCAGGAACTCACGAAGGTGAACCGGAAAGCTTATCAGGAATTAGCCCCGGCGGTACGGGAGGCCAAACTCGATGTGGAGTTAGCGGAAGGTCGAGATCTTGGAGCGTATGGATCCGATGAGATGGTTAAGAATGTTAAGACGCTTCAGATGCGTGAGTACGAGAAGAATGATGTCTACAACACCGCACCGTCTGATGTAAAAAAAGCTTTGAAGATGGTTGACGAGATGGAATGGATCACAGACGAGAAAGAGAAGGCAACGCTTAAAGCCCAAGCCAAGGACATCTACGACCGGCATCAGAAGATGGCAAACATCGACTCGCAGTTGATGTCTGACAAAGCATCGACTGATCTTCTAAAGGTTGTGAATGATCCCAAGGTTCCTATTGCGTCTGTCATTGAAGACATAAGCGGTCTTCAGCTTCAGCAGACCATCGATGCGAAGGAAGCGAAAGCGTACATCAATCTCGCGACAAGTGCGAGAGGGGTTGCCCCAAAGACAAATCCTCGCATTCTTGCAAGCTTGGGATCGGACATGGCGTATTTGGCACAGATAGATAAAGCCACGGCGATAGATGATCCGGTCGAGCATCTCCGGAAGATCCGGGACATCAAGTTGCGAATAGTTAATGCCTCGAATGGAGAACTGAGTCCGGCGATTGTATCTCAGCTTATGCTTCAGCAACAGGGTTTAATCAAGGGTTTTAAGAATATCAGAGTGACAGCCCACGCGGCAACACAGAAACTTACGAAGGGTGGAATATGGGGGCATTACGGTTATAACGATGCCAATGACGATATCAAGAAAGGATTACCGCCTTCTCAATGGGGTGATGCATTCTTGGATTATTACACGAGTTCGGCGGTGGACAAGGAAACCGGCGAGATCGATATGAAGGGCGTTGATAAAAAAGCCTTAGTTCAGTTGATCATTCAGAAGAAGAAAGCCTCGGTGCTTGGTTCATCAATCAAGACATTAACAGATGAGAAGACCGGAAGAGCATCATTTTACAAACGAGTACGGTTGGACAACGGAGAGGTCGTATGGGATCTGTTAGATTAACCGATGCACAAATGACAGAGGTGGAAGCCCAACAGGCTCCCTCTGCCGAGCCGGTTATGGGTCAGGTTGGTGACAAGCGATTGAGTTCAAAATCGATGGCACGAATCTCCGCTTATAGCGATGTCGCCGGATTGCTTACGACAGATGACTCAGGAAAAACTCCGTTCACATTATCGCAACAGGGTCGTGGGCTTGGTCAGGGGATCATTGGAATTCCGGAAAGTATCTCAGGTCTTCCGATCATATTGGGCGAGAACATCCGAGAGTACGCCCCGGAGATGGTGGACGCATCACAGAGTCCATTGCTTTTCGCTTCACGGATGGGAAGAGACACGGCACTTAAAGGCGATACTGCATACATTGCAAATCCTCTTGCGTATATCGCGTCAAAGATTGGATTGAGTCCGGAGCGAAAAGAGTCTTTGAAAAGAATGGGTTACGAAGAAGCGGTGATCAATCAGGTTGATAAGATCGGTGAAACGCTCGTGGAGTGGGGCGATGTTGCCCGGGACTATTACACGAATGCACGAAACGCAAGTTTTCTTGAACTCGATGAGGAAACATTCCGCGGTGGGTTCTTGGATAATCCGTCATGGACACGGGCTACAACCCTTGTGGCACAGGCGATCCCGAGTCTTGGAGCGGCGGCGATCATCACGGGCATGAGCGGTGGTAATCCGTTCCCGGCAGCGGTGTTCCTTGGCGTGATTGAGTCTGAACCGGTTTATGATCGGGCGAGAGAGATGGGGCTACCACAGGCTCAGAAGAATGTTTTATTTGGAGTGACCGCAGCCGGAACAACCGCCCTTGAGTTCATGGCATTAAGTAGGATCATGAAAGGCCCGGGCAAGTCCCGGATCATCATGGCAACGGTTGGCGATAGATTGCTTCCGATGGAGGTTAGCAAGCAAGGCGTGAAGGTTGTGGGTCGCGGTCTTGTGGCGAGGCTTGGACGATCCCGGTTCGGGCATATTGTTTCCGGGATGATGACTGAGGGCGGTCAGGAAGCAACACAGCAGTTTTGGCAGAACCTTGTGGTGAAGGCAGGCATGGATGCCACTCAGGATCTCTTTGAGGGCGTTATTGATTCTCTCATTGCCGGAGCCGGTAGCGGTGGTGGCGTGTCCGCATTCGTTTCGGGACGCAAAAATTATCTGAAGCAGTTCAGTCAGGAAGAGATCGATGGTGCGATTGAGACATTGTCGAAGACGCTTGCGGACAACGGCGGTGATCTCGATGCCGTGATCAAGAAGAGTGTCGATGAGATCCACAAGCAGCCCATCGATATCCCCGGGCCTGAGACAGGCTACGCTTCTGAGGAAGATATCAAAGCTGAGAACCGTGTCATGAAATTGGCAGAGGATCTTGGTGTGAAGATCGATAAGATTGAATACATCGATGAAGAAAAACACGCGAAGTGGGATGATGTTGAAGGTCGAAAAATTATTGAAAAAGCAGGCTACAACGAGGAGGAATACAATGCCGCAATCAAACGAGGGGAACGGTTCGTCATCACCGGTGAACACGAGGTATCGTCTGAGCCGGGTAGACAAGGACGGTCAAGTATTAGACTCTTCCGTGGTCACACTACCCGGGACATCTACCATGAGTTCGCCCACGCAGTCGAAGAGCAAGGCGGCCTCCCCGGGTGGGCAGGGACAAAAGAGCAACACGCCCAATACTTAGAACGCTCTCTCCAAGCCGAAGACGAGGGGGCGATCTCTGAGTTCACCTCTGAAGGCTCGAAGGTGATGGCTGAGAATGTCGCGGACAATCCTGAGATCGTCATCACGGATGGAGCCGCGGCGGTGGATGTTAATGACTCAGTCAGGACTGTTGCAGCAACGAAAGAAGATTTCATAAAAGCGAACAAGAAAGCAAAGCTGTTCTCCACCGGGGAGATCAATAAGTTTTTCAAGGATGTCGATAATGTCACGAATTTTATCATCAACAATCCTGATCTCCTTGATTACGAAGCATCGCCTTTTTTCTCAGCGGTGAAAAAGAATTCCGATCCTCAGTACAAAAGATCTTTGGATTTCACAACGATGTGCATCAAGCGGTATGTGATGCAGAAGACTATTGATGAAGTTCAGTTACGCCTTAATCGTCCGCTCAACGCTGATGAGTTCATGCAGATCCGGGAGAGCCTCCGGGCGAAGGGCATCGATACAGCATGCGGTGCGTGTTATGTCGAGACTCGCCGGATGTACACGGAGACAGTTATTCAGAAAGCACTCGAAGGATATGTCCGCGTTGAGAACCGTGGCAAGAAAAATGAGAAGGCAATTTTCATGAAGCCTCTCAAAGTTCCACGGTCGTATCTCCTTTCTATGGAAGGACTTGCGAGAATGCAGAATGAGTTCCCGGCAGAGTACAAGAAGTTCCGGAAGATCTACGCCGGCACTCAGATGAAAGCACACGAACCAAGAACGGAATACCGCGGTGAGATCTTGAAGTTCTCAAAGGCACTTGTCGAGAGTTTTAATTCCGCGTCCGGCATGAGGTGGCAGTCGTGGTCTGACTTTGAACTCCCTCATTTACTTGATGGGATGCAAGCGATCATGGACATGTCGGTCAAGAAATTAAAAGGGCATGCGTACACGAAGGTGACGAATTTTGTTTTGTCATATGGGCCGACCGGCCTCTCGATCAACATGAGTCTGATCCCTAAAGGAACCGGGTTTGATAAAAACGGGAATCTTGTTTTCGATAAGGAGCAATCCTTTGATTTTAAGGAAGGTTTGAAACTCCGGGACAAATACGACAATGTTGGATTCGTTGCCATTGGAATTTCTGATGAGCATATCAAAGCACTCCTCGCGGATCCTCGCATTGATTATGTGATCCCGTATCATGCGTCCGGACTGAGCAAGGACTTTCAGAAACGGATCGGCATGGAAGGTTGGACAGATTATTCCAAGAAGCAGATGTATCGTGGCAAGGACGGGAAGCCCCGGGCGAAGCATCCCTACATCGCGGACTTCAAAGGAGATCTTGCCGTGTTCGATAAGCTGATGAAGAAAGCCGGGCTGACTCCTCCTTTTAAGGATATGAGGGAATGGAAAGGCTACGAGAAGCTTTTGACGGATCGCCGGATATGGGACAAGAAGGGGAAGTACATCGAGCAGAAAGCGGTACGCCCGGACTTCGATATGCGTCAGATCAATAAGATGCTCAAGGATTACAAGGGTGGTGCGGTTGAGGCTGATGCAACAACGGTTGGTGACATGGTCGGAAAGCTTAGTACTCAAGCCTCTGTCCGGACGGTTAAGGCCGACAAGAATTTTATGAATTGGTTTGAGGGATCTAAGGTTGTTGACAAGAACGGTGATCCTTTAGTTGTTTATCATGGAACGACTAAAGACTTTAAAAAATTCAGCTTGGGAGACAAAGGGAATGTTCATGCGGAGTCTCTGAACATGGATATGTTTTTCTTTACCGATAACCCGGATGTGGCAGACACCTATGCAAAAAACGAATGGAAAGACGATGGTGATATCGGTGGAAACATAATGCCTGTCTTCCTATCTCTCAAGAACCCTCTGATCATTGATGCAAACGGCAAAGGGTGGCAAGACGCATACAGCGATGTCGTTGACGAGTTGAATCCTCATTACTCAAAAGCGGAGGTTTCGTTTAGAAAATTCAGAGATTCTTTGATCGAGAAATACGGAGAGACAAAGATAAGGCATGAGTTTGAAGAGACTTTAACGGTAGCAGAGAAGAAAAAAATTGATGCTTTGCAAGAAAAGGCTAATGAGACAAGCCGATTTCCGGGGAAAGCTGTGGGTGCATATCCGCACGATGGCGTGATTATAAAGGGCGTAAATGATCCCGGCGGTGAGTTTAGATCCGAAGAAGAATACACTCCATTCTCAGATGTGTATGTTGCATTTGATTCAACGCAAATCAAATCAGCGACAGGGAATATTGGAACTTACAGCCCGACAAACAAAAATATAAATGCATCCGTCAAGCGTGTGAAGTCCGTCACGAAATATTATCAAACGCTCACCGCTCTCACCGAAGAGATCGGCATGAAAAAGGGATGGCTCATCGGCCTGAAGAACGAAGAGGAAGTCGTGAACGCTTTGTCTCAGATGAGGCAGCAGTACCGGGATGAATTTGAAGATACCAAAGATCCGGAGCGTAAGAAGAAGCTGAAGGCATGGATCAAGGAGCAGACCACGCAGATCAAGAAGGTGCGTCAGACGATGATCGAGACTCGCAAGGAATCGAAGTATGGGGATGTCCAAGCCAAGCTGCGAAACCTACAGCAAGGGTTCCGGATCGGTGTCGTTGAAGGCAAGACTGATGTGAAGGCCACTCAGGAGAAGCTGATCGAGATCCTGACGGAATCAGAACTCCCGGCGAAGGATTACAAGAAGTTCCTTCCCACCATCAAAAATACGAACACGCACGAGAAGCTGATCGAAGGACTGCCCGGGATCGTCAACCGGATCAACAAACTTGTAGAGGCTCATTACAAGAACATCCTGAAAGATAAGATCAAGGCTGAACTGAAAGCTACGAAGCCGATCAAGCAGGGATCAATGCGTAAGGGGAAATACGACTACACGACAAACAAGTATTTCCAAGATCTTCTGAAGGCAACCAAGCTGAATCAAGATGAAGCGGAGTCATTGCTTCAGGCGTTGGATGTTCCCACTACAGAAAAAGAAGCCATGATCAAACGCTTCTTGATGCTAAAAGCAAATGGAATGTCCGCGTCACTTGACCTTCACCTGAATGTGCTTATGGATATCGTCCGGGCGAAGAAGGTCGGACAGGACGCGAAGGATGAGGCATCTTTCGATAAAGCGTTGGAACGCGAGATCCGCATCAAAGAACTTGAGGAATCCATCGCAGACATGAAAGGCGATCCGGACAAGATCAGAACCAAGATCGTCAATGCCTACACTCAGGGCATGGGCAACATTTGGTCGATGCTCAACGCTCTTTACGGCAAGCAGATCGCGGATGATCTTAACCCGGAACTCTACGAGAACCGCCGGGACACAGCGATGTATTACAAGACAACCGAAACCGTTGCCGGATCCGCGAAGCTTCTTGGCATCAAGGGGCATGGCGAGTTTCTATCGTGGCTCACGGATATGGTGAATGAGGAACACGAACTGATCGACATCATTTACAACAAGCCCCGGAAGATCAACATGCTTGACATCATGGACATCTATAACGCGGTCAAGAACGATGCTATCCGGGAGCGGTACTATAACAACTTCGGCGAACCGCAAGTCAAAGAGATGATCGCGAAATTAAGCACCCGGCAAAAAGCGGTCGCGGATTATTGGCAGGCTGTTGTTCAGGGTTATATGGGGATCCTCAACGCAAGCAATATTGAGATCAAAGGAATCGATCTTGGGCGTGTCGATAACTATTGGCCTGCCACGAGCGAGAGAACGATCATTGAAATCTATGACGATATGAAGGTGCAAAGCAATACTCCCGGCTCGATGAAGGAGAGATCCAAGTCCACGAAGATCATGCCGAAGCCGAAAAATGCGTGGTTCAAGCTTCAGAAGCACATTGCAGAGGGTGAGCATGTGAACCATTTGTCTAAAAAACACGCTGATTTAAGCCGGCTGTTCTTAGACTATCGTGTGCGACAGGACATCCACAACAAGTTCGGGGAGGAAGTTTATAATACTCTGCTCGACATGATAGAAAATATTAGTCTTCATAAACAGACCACGAACCTCGACAAGGTCGAGAAGTGGTTCGGTAAGGGTTTGAATAATTGGGTCATTGCAAAGATCGCTCTTAACCCATCTGTCTTCGTGAAACAGTTGATCTCGATGGGCAACTACATGGAAGTAATGTCCACGGCAGAATGGGGTAAGTATTGGGCAGAGGGAATAGCGGATCCCCAAAAGACTTGGAAATTTATGATGGAGAATGTGCCGTATCTTAAAGCCCGGTACGCTCGTGGTATGACAGAGGCGATCTCCGCGGCGATCACGGAAGCCAATAAGATGAGTAAGTTGAAACACAATTGGACGAAGGCGATGAGTTCTCTTGTCCGTGGTGGTGATATGATGGCAATCATTTATGGTGGTTACCCAATGATCAGGTCTTTGATGGCGAAGGGTTTGTCCATGCAAGACGCGGTCGATCAGTTTGAATCAGCGACATTGAAGTCACAGCAGTCCGGTTTGTCTACAAGCAGATCGCAATGGCAGAACAACCCAAGTGCATTCGCCCGGTTATTTCTTGCGTTTAAGAACACGCCGGCACAGTATTTTAGAAAGCAGATGGATGCGTTTATCAGCTTTGGGCATGGTGACATTTCAAAGACACAGCTTGCGAAAACGATTACGATCTATGGAGTGATACAGCCGGCACTTTATGGTCTTGCCGGGACTATGATGAGGGCTGCGTTATACGGCGATGACGATTGGGAAGAGACATGGTTCATGGATATGCTCGCCGCGATTGCACTTAATCCGTTTAATGCGATCCCGGTGCTTGATGATGTTATCGCCGGATCAATACGAATGATGCAGGGCAAATATGTTTGGAAGATGATGAGTACTCCAATGCTTGATGACATCTCTTCATCGTTTGAAGTTTGGGGAAAGAAAGACATCGACTTCATCGATGTTGTTAATAGTTTTGGAGTCATAGGCGAAGTTGGAGCCGGAGTTCCCGTCAAGCTGTTCACAAGAATTATCAATCGCTTTACTGATTAAGGAGGCCGTCATGGCAGTAGAAAATAATAAGGTAGATGAAACATTTGCAATGAACGGGGTGCTGTTGGAGTTCAGCGTGACGGGTATGCGTGTCACGACAAGGGACACCATCAAGGCTTATGTCCTTGATAACACCGACCCGGATGCTCCCATTCAGACTGATCTCGTCTTGGATGACGCAGGCACAGATGGCTATTCAGTTGAACTCGTGACTGAAAACTCTGTCAATGTGACAGTCATTTCTGCGAGGACGGCTGACTTTGAACTCGTGGTGTACCGCGAACTCGATCTCCTTCAGGAATCAGATTACACGGACTACGGGAAGTTCCCGGCTGAGACAGTCGAGGATGACTTCGATGAGGGAATCTTAATTGATCAGCAGATCGATGACAAAGCGAATCGTGCTTTGAAGCTTGGGATCGGTGTCACCGGCGTGTCGGTTGCTTTTCCTAATCCGGCAGCGGATTCTGTCATCGGTTGGAATGCAGCCTTAGACGCTCTTGAGAATAAGCCCGATCTTGCGACTCAGGTCGCAGCAGCGGAAGCGGCCCAAGCGGCAGCGGAAGCAGCGGAAACGGCAGCAGCGAACTCAGCAGCAGCAGCGTTAGCTTCACAAACGGCAGCCGGTGTTTCTCAGGCAGCAGCACTTGTCAGCGAGAACGCAGCAGCAGCCGATTTGGTTTTAACAAATGCTGATGTTGTTACGACAAATGCGGATGTCGTTTTGACTGCCCTTGATGTTGTTGCAACAAACGCTGATGTTATTGCATCGGCAGCGTCCGCAGCAGCGGCCCTCGTTTCTGAGAATAACGCAGCAGCCTATGCGACTCAGCTTGTTGGAACATCGGTCACGAGTCTTGCGGTTGGTGTTGGAGCGAAGGTGTTCACGACTCAGACCGGGAAGTTTTTCGATGCCGGGAATTATCTTCTGATCACTTCAGACGCTGATCCCACGAACTTCATGCACGGACAGGTCACGACCTACGCAGCCGGAGTTCTTACGATGGCGATTACAGACATCGGTGGAGCCGGGACGCTTGCGGATTGGACGATTCGTTTGTCCGGTACTCAAGGAACGGATGCAGCCGGTTCTTCATTCTTGTCGCTTGATGACACTCCCGGCGGTTATGGTGGTGCAGCATTGCAAGTCGTAAGAGTGAATGGGGCAGCAAATGCACTTGAGTTTTCGGCAGCAGCCCCCGGAACATTCATCGGACAGTCAGACACACCCGGAGTTTATGCCGGAGCAGCACTTTACAAACTGAGGGTGAACGGAGCAGCAAACGCTGTTGAGTTCGTTTTAGACGAAAGTTCCGGTGGCGGTGAAGAATTTTCTAACTTGTTAATGGGAGGATAAGACAATGGCTATAGCTACAATAATCAAACAATCAGCACCGGGTGCAACGACCGAAGATGATCTTTACACCGTTCCGGGTGCAACGAGAGCGACTTGCTCAAGCATCGTGGTTTGTAACCGCGGAGCAACGGATGCGACATTTCGGCTTTATGTTGCAATCGCCGGGGCTGCTGCGACAAATGCTCAGTATCTTTATTATGACTTGGCGATCCAAGCGAATGATACTTTCACGGCTACGCTTGGCTTTGCAATGGCTACCACGGATGTGTTCCGGGTCTTTGCAAGCAATGCGAGTCTTTCTTTCAACTTGTTCGTACTCGAAACCACATAAGGGGGATAGTCATGGCTCAAGGATATACAGGAGCATCAACATTTAATACTGCAAGGGTTAAGGCTTTAATTGATGGGGCTACCGTTGCAACCGATGTGAGTCTTGGGTCTGTCTTTACTTTGACCACGACTCAGATCTTCACGCTTTCCAATCCGACCAACTCCTTTGACGGAGCGAAGATCGTTTGGAGAATCAAGCAGGGTGGGGCCGGTAGTTTTACGATCACGCTCGGTGCAGATTTCCGGGTGGCTTCGGATATTAACGCAGGGGTGATCACGCTTTCGACTGCGGTCGGAACGATTGATTATCTCGGTGCAATCTATAATGCGGATGATTCTAAATGGGACATCATCTCATTTACCAAAGGAATCACCACATAAGGAGGAAGTCATGGCATCACCGACACTTTATAGACCGGATTCAATCCCGACAGGGCTTGCTGTGTATTACAAGTTTGATGGCGATGCCACGGATAGTTCTTCGTCCGGGTTCGATCTTACTCCTGTTGCTTCTCCAACCTATGCTGCCATTGACTTTTGGAACTCAGGAGAGGATTCTGTAGACCTAAATGGGACTACTCAGTATTTTACAGGTGGAGACAACTTAGACCTAAATGGGAAAAGTTATTCTGTTGCTTTTTGGGTGAAGGCTGATGCTGCTGTTGATTATTACATCATAGGCAAAGGGGTTGCAGGGTCAACAGGATACTATCTGCGGAGGGAATCAACAGGTTATCTTAGCCTTTATATGGGGGCTATAACAAACACAGGGACAGGGGTTGTTATCCCGGATAAGTGGCATCATGTCGTTGTGACTTATAACAACAGTTCAACTTTGGTTAATATCTATGTTGATGGAAATTTAGTAACTTCTGCTACTAATGCAGGGGTTATTGCTGATGTTGCTGGTGATTTTACTGTCGGTTCACGCCCAAATGTTCCTCCACAACTTCCCCTTAATGGTCGTTTGAAAGACCTCGCTATGTGGGTTACGGCTGACACTTCTGCCGTTCTCACTCCGATCCAAGCCAAATCCCTTGCTATGGGTGTTGATATGGATTCCCTTGCCTATCGTCCGGGGAACACGACCGTTCCACCTGATGCGTGGTATCCATGTAACGAATTGAGCGGTCTAAGGGCTGATGCTATTGGATCTTTGGACTTAACGCCTACTGCAACCCCCGGAGTGCTTGGTGGATTCGTTGAGGGCGTTGCTCCTGATTTCAATGGGTCAACTCAGTACCTTACATCCGCATCAAATGCAATCTTCTCAGCCGGTACAAGTGATTTCACTCTTTGTGCTTGGGCATTTTTTGAAACGCTTGGCTCTCAGCATGCCATTGTTTCAACAGGGCATACCACGAACAACATTTCTATGACTTGGTTCAATAGTGGGAATCTCTATGTCTATATGCAAGGAAGTGCGAGGCAATTCTCTTGGACTCCGGTAATAGGAACTTGGTATCACATTCTTCTCAAGAGAACGAGTGGTGAATTGCAAGCCTTTGTTGATGGTGTTGAGATTGGTGCTGCTATCACTTCGACTGAAACCCTCTCAGGGGTTCAACAGTTTGGCGTTGCTTTTGATGGGGCTGTTGGAAAGCTGAATGGTAGGGCTTGTGATGCCGGATGGTGGAATGGTCATGCTGTGCCTCAAGATGAGATTTCAGCACTCGCCTCTGCCTTCCCGATCCAACAACAGGGCATCTCATCTTATTGGAAGCATGATGAGCCGAAGGGTGGGAAAGATGTCACCGCGGTTGGGAATGCAAAGCAGGTTCCTTACAAGATCAATAAGTCGGCAGCGTTTTTCGATGGCACGACCGGAAATTATTTGTTAGTTCCGCAATCAACAGATTGGGATTTAGGATCAGGAGATTATTCCATCGAAGTATATTTCAACATGAGTGAAAACAAAGACTTTTGGTTGTGGGATAGAGGAACAGCACCGGCTAATAGGATCGGTTGCCTTTACCAAACCGGAAGATGGTATTTTTATGAGAACGGAGGTCAGATTGTAAACGATTATATTTGGACTCCGACCTTAAACACTTGGTACAAAATGAAACTTGAAAGGTCTTCGGGAACTGCAACGATGTATGTTGACGATACAGCTCGTGGCACTCCGGTTGTAACTTCGACTAACATTACAGGAACTACAGAACTTGTCATTGGTGCTGTAGCTACTAAGAACGGAAGTTATTTCCACGGATGGATGAAGAACTTTGTCATCACCAAAGCCTCCACCGAAGTCCTTAACATGGCGTTTGATACTCCGGCTACGGTTCCGCTTGCTCCGGCAATTTGGTTTCCTACAGGGGCAACAGATTTTCTTACGGTTGCGGATTCGGCTGATTGGGATTACGGCACAGGTGACTTCACGATTGAATCTTGGGTGTATCAAGATGCGGATCACGCCGGGGCGAATGCCATTTACGATAATGGTTATGATGTGAATGGGATTCAATGCCACTTCTATTGGGATAATGCTTCAGCCGGTTATACAAATATTTATCTCAACAGCGGAGTAGCAGCCTTGGCTGTTACGGGGCTGTCCGTCAAGAGAAACGCTTGGCATCATCTTGCGTGGTGTCGATCGAGTGGAACCCTAAAGTGTTTCTTGGACGGACGAGAAATTGGGTCTGTTGCAAACAGTACGAACATAAGTGGTTCAACCCAATTACTTACGATTGGGAAGTATTACAATTCTACCACCGCAGCCACGATGGGGTATTTGAAGGAGTATCGTGTCAGCGATAATGCAAGATACACGACCGACTTCACGCCTACTCAGGATGGATTCACGGCTGATGTGAACACGATGCTTTACCTGAAGGCGTTAGAAGATAATGGCGATGCAACTTTTGTTGATAGCAGCACCGTGCCGAAGGCGATCACTACGAATGGGGATTGTGTCATTCGGTATTTTGAGGATTACCGGGCAGGGATTTTTGTGGATGATTCAGCATCAGCCCATTTGCCGTATCCTCAAGGTGCAACGAAGGTTGATTTCTTCGTTCCGTTTGGTGATTCGGTTGCTCGATTCGATGGGGTGGTCGATAAACTTACGATCCCAACACACGATGATTGGAATGTGCGTACCGGGGATTTCACTTGTGAAGGGTATATCCGGAGGATGGCTCCGCAAGTTTTCACGATTTTATTCTCTCGTGGAACGAATGAGATTATGTTCCGCACCGGGAATGGTGCTGATGAAAACATGATCGTGTATCTCAATTCAGGTCTTGTTGGGCAGACAGGGTATGTGTCCACGCCCCGGCTTGAGTTGAATATTTGGTATCATGTTGCCTTTTCCCGGCAGTCAGGGATCGGGAGAATCTACATCAATGGAAACTTAGGTCTGCAAGCAGCAAGCACTCAGGACTTAAACTCTTCGTCCGTGATGCAGATAGGTGCTTTGCAGTCCTCTGACATCTCAAACGCCATGATGGATTTGATGCGGTTCTCAAGTGGGCTTGCACGGTACACGGAAGAGTGCTTTAATCCTCCGTCTGAGATTCCTATCTCGGATGGCTACACAGCGTTGCAGATGGATATGGATAATGCAACCAACTTTGAATCTGCTCCGGCTCTTGATGGAACAGGGGATGCTATCTTTATCTCCAACGCCAACAAGGGGGGTGGGTTTGAATTTGGCACAGGGGCTTTCACCGTTGAGGGATGGTTTAATTTCTCTTCCCTTCCAAGCGTTGTTGACCTTTTGAATCTTGGTCAAGGTGGGGCAAGAGGTGTCCGGCTTCAGTACAACACCGGCTCTCTCTATCTCACCGTGCAAGCAACCTCCGGGCCTAACTTTGTCTTCGCTCCCGGCTTTGGGTCATGGTATCACCTTGCTGCCGTAAGGGAATCGACTGCTTCAAACAAAACTCACATTTTTATAAATGGAGTGAGAGTGGCTTCCGGAACGAATGCCGGGAATGTAGCGACAGCGTCAGATGTAATGAATTTTTGTTCAGACCAAACTTTCGCTAAAGCACTTCCGGGGTTCGCAAAGAATATCAGAGTGAGTAATGTTGCTCGATACACGGACGCATCGAACTTTGTTCCTGCCACAGATTTCACTTCCGATGGGAACACCGTAGTCCTCATTAAGGGCAATGAGCCTATGGGATCGGGGCAGACGATTGTTCCGGACATGACATCCGCTGTGCTTCCTGCTCCGTATGTAGCATCTGCTGATTCTGAGTTTTCAGGAACATACGCAGCTTGGAAAGCGTTTGATTCAAGCGGTGCATCAAATTGGGCATCGACAATTACAGCGTTTCCTCATTGGCTTAAACTTGACCTCGGAACTGCTGTAGCAATAGACGAGTATCGAGTTACCGGGAATGTAGGAAATGGGCCGAAGGATTGGACATTCGAGGGGTCGAATACCGGAGCATTTGGAGGGGAAGAAATAACACTTGATACTGTGGTAGGGCAACCTGCATCCGGTTTAGAAGTTCCTTACCAATTCACAAACTCAACAGCCTATCGTTATTACAGGTTGAATATCTCAGCCGGCCAAGCAGTCAACGAAGTTGATGTGTTCAACTTGGTTCTTTGTCGCAAGATCGCTGATTCTTCTTCGTCAGCTTTGACTCTAAACATCAATGGAGATTTAGCCATTAAGGGATGTCCGGGCAACTCCGCTGCGTTCCAAGATGATGGTGGGGCAGGATCAGGGCTTGCCGTGACTCTTGCTGATGAGATCGGAACAAATAATCTAACCACGATCAATGATCCTGTTCAGTCGGTTGGCAAGGTTGGGAACTCCACGAACTTTGAGCAGTTGAGTCAGCAATCCGCACAGGTGGGTTCGGTGAATGGGTTGCGACCGGGAACCGGGGATTTTGCTTATAGTGCTTGGGTGAAGAAGGAAACAACGATTGGGGCACAAGAGATGACGCTCTGCGGAACAGGCAGGGGAAATCTTGCCAATGGGGATTGGAGTTGCTATTGGTACTTGAATCAGATGCGTTTCCGGCATTCCAACCAATCCACTTGGACTTTCGTCATGGCCGATGGTATTTGGTATCACATCATTGTCATGAGAGATGTTTCGACAACGGCAGGGATGAAGTTCTATCTGAATGGGGTTTTGATAACTCCGGTTGCAGCAAACACTAACTTGAACCTGTCAAGCGTCAATGACTTCTCCATTGCGACTCATTTGTATAATGGATCTACGGCTGAGTCATGGTGGGATGGTCTGATGGATGAGACAACTTTTGCCCTGCGGTATTACAGACCGGAAGAGGCAAAAACGCTCTACATCAAGGGTCACAATGAACTCGATGTCGATTCAGATCCAACGCCTACACCGCCCGTGCCACCTATCGATGATGGTGTCCGGGGAATGTTTTTAAATTTCAATCTTTAAAACAAGGAGGCAATACAATGGAAGATGTTCTCAGAAAGTGCAATGAAATGTATGACGAGTTGGTGAAGGAAAAGCAAGAGGTCGCTGCTGTCCGGCTTCAGCAAGGGGAAGCTGCCAAGGGTCTTGAAACGGTTGGCAACTCTTTGAAGCAGATGGATGCGGATCTCAAGGAGAAGGCCGAGAGATTCAAGGTCTATGAGGACATCGAGCATTGTGAGAAAGCAAACAAGGCTGAGATGGTGAAGATCGAGCAAGCGTCTGCGGTGCTTCAGAAGGCACAGTCTCAACTCGCGGAAGCACAGAAAGAATGGGCGAAGCAGCTTGCTTCTCAGAAACTTGAAGTCGGTCAGGCGAAGGAAGCCTACGAGAATGAACTCAAAGCCGTGAAGAAAACTCAGGCTGAACTCAAGGTGAAACAGGACAAGGTTGACAAGTTCTTAGCACAGGTGAAGTAAATGGTAGAAAAGGTTGGGGTAACTCAGACAACCCTTGCAAACCCACGATCAGAGGACGGTCACGGTTCAGAGTTTACGAACCCGACTTATGTCACTTTAGTTGAGGGTACGCCGGGGAATCCACCGGTTCAGGTTGCTCTTTCACCAACGAGGGTGACTGAGATTTACACGGGAGTGACTCCGGGTGCAACACAGGATGTCTCTGACTATCCGCATAAATACTTTACGCTCCAAGTTGTCAGCGTTGGTGGCGTTGCAACGACATGGACTGTAAAGATTCAGGGGAGTCTCGATGGTGTGAACTTCTCTGATATTGCAGAACACACGC